TGTGTAACTATAAATATTGACAACAATGAACATCATCAGTTTTGAAGAAAGAACCTTTGAGGGAATTGCTGCCAAGTTTGAGTACTTCGTGCAGCGAGTGGACAACCTTTGTCGCCGACACGGTGAGAAGAAAATTGACGAGTGGATGGACAACCACGATGTGTGCCGAAGACTGCGTATCAGTCCGAGGACATTGCAGACGCTTCGTGACAACGGAACGCTTGCGTTCAGCAAGATTGGGAACAAGACCTACTACCGTCCCGAAGATGTTGAACGCATTATCAGGATTGTGGAGGATAGACGCAAGGAAGCCAAATGGCGAGGTAGAACCATTTGACCGAGTGAAATGAATAAACTAATAATGATAAATACTTAAAGCGTATGAACAATGAAATTCGAGAAAAAGACCATGAGTGGGTAAAGATGTTCCACTCAAGTCTCGACAGATTATTGGTGTCGATTGAAAAGATGTTTGAGAGCCGACAGCCGGGAGCATTCAACGATGAACTGCTGACAGACAAGGAGGTCGCACACATCTTAAAGGTGAGCCGAAGAACACTACAAGATTATCGCAACAACGGAATTTTGTCCTACATTCAGGTAGGCGGTAAAATCCTCTACCGTACTTCCGATGTGCAACGCACAATTATGAGCGGATTCAAGGAGGCGTACCGATTACGGGATAGCGGATAGAACGGTAGTCCTCAAACAGAACAGCACCCTTTGGCTTTATTGTCAAAGGGTGCTGTGATAATAGTCTGTGGAATCAGTGAAATCAGTATGTCAAGGCGAATTTCAAACCGACAGCCTCCGAAATCATTATGAATGTGGAAAGTTGCATATCGGTTTCACCTTTTTCGAGCATAGCCACATACTCACGCTTTTTGCCAATCTTATCGGCAAGTTGCTGTTGGGTAATTCCTGCGGCTTTACGGGCATTTTTCAACACCTCGGCATAGTACCAGGCACGAGACTTCGCATCGAACTCATCACGCGAAGCAGTACCCTTTGCTCCGTACTCATCGACAAACATATCCTCTGTGGTAGGAAGATGTTTGAGCTTGTTAATGTCAATCTTTGGTCTCATTGCTGTAAACTGTTTAAAATTTGTTCCGCTTTCTGTATCTCCTTTTTATAATCCTTTGTGGACTTCTTCATAAAACCATTCAAAAGAAGTATCTGCTCGGCTTCAATGAAGTTTTCGTGGTCAATGGTAAAGAGGATTACTCTATATTCATTGCCTACCGAAATACGCAACTCATAGAAATCTGTATCTACAAGTTTCTTTACCAACTTGGTATTTACGACCTTTACATCTGCTAAAATGTTCATCGCATATTTGACCTTGTTCTGAACATTTGCAGGTAGCGAGTTGTAAAACTCATCAAATTCTGTACTTCTTATCATAGTTCTCATGCTGCAAATGTAATACATTTATTACATTCTACAAAGCAAATGCCAAAAAAGTTTACGCACGAATGAGAATTTCAGCGATGCGAAGCCTATTATTTTTCTTGAGGGAGTGCAGTTTGCCGTCTGCCCAATTATGATTATCCATAAAAATATCCCTCCCTATATAGAAACTTGAAACAGCGTACAAATCGGGCTATCAGTTCTAAGCCTATTTGTACGCTGTTGTTTTTCTGTTTATTACTTTTCCATCGGTCGTTTGTTTCCGTTGCCGTCTGCATTTCTGAGTACAGGGCTTGAAAGGTGAAAGGTTTTCGGGCTGAATACTCTCCGCAGGAGGAAGATTCTGCCCGAAACGACCTGTCGCCCGACCTTTCAACTTTCAAAATAGGTCTGTACTACATTTGCAGACGAGCTTAGGAAACGGGCGAGTGATGGAATCGGAATGCTAATTGAAAATTGACCTTCCTTTTCTAAATCCGTTTGCGAACAGAACTATATTGCAATCGTTCTTCAGATAAAGCCGATTTATAATATACCGCCTAAAAGCAAAAGTTTCTTTACTGTTTATTCTGAATGCAATGGCTATAATCATTTCAATAGAATATGCGTCTATACTTCTACGCTCGTCAAGCCTGATATATCGCAATGTTTCAGATTCAGTCAATGCACCATCCTTATAAACGGCATTGATGGCTCTACGAATATCACGACCATATACATTGAACATATCAGCTATCTCTTCCTGCATCATCCAAACGGGTGCAGTGGGAATACCCACCACACCGTTATTGATTGTTATAATTCCTCGTTTCATACGGCTACATTATTATTGGTTCTACTTCTTTTCTCTATCAATTTATCCATCTCCTTTGAAATCTTGTCCTCGGTAATCTTGGCATATCCTTGGGTAGTGGTAATGTTGGAGTGTCCCATCATCTTTGCAATGCTCTCTATTGAAATGCTTTCAGAGATAAGGAGGACTCCGAACCCATGTCGGGCTTGATGGTAGGACAATTCATCGGTTCTGCCCAAGATTACACCTATCTCATTTATCTCATGCCAAATGGAATCCCTGCTTGGCAACGGAAATACAGAATTGTGCATATCGGTTGTATTGTACAGGTCGAGAATCTGCTCCGCTATCGGATGAAGCGGTATGACCGCTTCCACTCCCGTTTTCTTACGGTTGATACGGATAAAGCGTCTGCCTTCCGCTGTCGTTTCAATATGACGGGGATGAAGCTGCTTGATGTCCGCATAGGCAAGCCCTGTCAGGCATGAGAAGATGAATGCCCGTCTTCCCAACTCTGCCCGTCCGTCACCCAATGGTATTTCCATGATTCTTTTCATTTCCTCACGGGTTACATATTTGTGTTTAGGAGAGGGCTTCTTCTCATATTCCACCTCCTCGCAAGGGTTGCTTCTGAGCATCTCATTATCTACGGCAAGATAGAGGAGCCTGTTCAGCCAACACAAGCAACGGTTGGTCTGTGTGGAACTGAAATTCTTGTTCTTCATCAAGAACGCCTTATAGCCCTTGCCGAAATCTTCCGACACTTCATCAAGGGCAATATCTTCTTTGCCCATAGAGGTAAGATAGTCCGCCAAATATTTCTGAAAATATTTGGAATGCCTATAAGTGGATATTGAATTGATTTCCTTACTGCGTATTCTCAAACGCTCACGCTCGATTTCTCCCATCTGAAGCAGGTGGGTAGGAACAACGAACTGCTTCGTTACACGGTTCTTGATAATCTCCGCACTTACAACGCCCTGTGTCCGTAGAATCTCCTCATAAATCTGTTCGATATATTTGCGGTACTCCTGCAATCTGAGTTTTTCCCTTACGGTGCGTACCGTTCCGCTCTTGGTGTTCCAGTCTTCAGGCTTGCAATAGATGCCTGTGGTTATGACCGTATTCTTCCCGTCAATGGTGATACGGCACATGATGGCGGTTGTACCGTCAGCCTTGATTCTGCTGCGGTTGATATAGAATAATACTGAAAATGTACTTCTCATAATTTTTGTTCTAATGGTTATAATACGAGTTTGAAATCTTGGGTAGCCTCAATGAGTTTGTCCATATCCTCAAACAGCTTTTTTGGTGTTACACGGGCATATACCTGTGTTGTCTGTATGTTGCTATGTCCCAACATCTTGGAAATGGTCTCTATCGGAACACCTGCTTCGAGGGTAATGAGCGAAGCGAACGAGTGACGTCCGACATGGTAGCTGACATCCTCCTTGACACCTGCCAATACTGCCAATGCCTTCATGTGGCCTCTCAGGTTCGGATAGTGAATCATGGGGAACAGCGTATCACGTTCATCATCGTGGTATTTCTCTATCAGTGCAAGGGCTTCGGGCAGAAGTTTCACGGCTGCACGAAGTTCATTCTTCTTTCGGCGATACTTCAACCACAACTTACCCTCCTCATCGGTATATAGGTTCTCTTTGGTGACGGTTACAGCATCAATGTATGCAACACCCGTATAGCAGGCGAAAAGAAACAGATCCCTTGCAAGGCGATGGGTGGTTCGATGTGGTGCTATCTCCACATCACGGATTTTCTCAAAACTTTCACGGCTCAATGCTCGGGGAGTCTTGACGGTCTGTTTCGGGAGTACATAATGCTGGAAGAAGAATCTTTCGGAATGTCCTTCCTTGTAGGCTTTTCTGCATACCTTCTTGATGATGGCAAGGTAGTGGCGTGCGGTATCTACGGCATATCCCTTTTCATCAAGAATGAAATTCTCATAATCGTGGATGAACTGTTCGGTAAGCTGTCCGAAAGCCAAATCCTTTGTCTTGAACTTCTTTTCGATGAACTCCCGTAAGGTACGGCAAGTATGGTCGTATGCCGGGTATGTTCCTTTGGCTCTGTCTATACCGATACGGCTCTTAATCTCATCACGAAGAGCGTCCATCATCTTCATGAATGTCATTTGAGTGTTCATGCTGCCTTGAAAGGCATCCTTGACAGAGGTCGCATCAAAATCCACTTTGCGTTCCATCTGGGAGTCAAATGCGGAATTGATGTCAAGCAGCAGCTTGTCAATCTTGGCATTGATTTCAACAGCCTCCTTGCTCTTGCCGTTGAGTCGGCTTTCACGAGGATTCCACAAATGGGGAGTACACGACAACTTACAACTGAACTGCGAGATAGTTCGGTTTACAGTAATGCGTCCCATGATGGGAGCCTTACCCGACTTGTCCAATCCGCTCTTTTTGAGGTAGAGCAACACCTTGAATTTTTCTACTTTCATACGCTTATATTTTTAGTGGCAAAGTTAGCCTGTATATAAGCGTTCTTAACTATGCAAAAT